CTACGGGCTTGCCCAGCGGTAAGCCCACTGCCCGACGCCCATACGTGGGCGCACGTAGGTCACGTTCCCGAGCCGCTGAAGGCACAGCCGGCGATAGTCTTCGATCAGCTCGGAAGTGACGCTCATCTCGTCAGCGATCCACTCTGAGTGGTGGCTGGTCTTCTCGAGCTCGGCGTAGCGATCTGGGTCTATGAGGAGTGTGGCCGCGTAAGTGTCGGCTTGACGCTCAGAAGCGGGGTCATCCTCGCACTCGTGCCCGAAGTGGTGATGTCCCAACTCGTGGGCAATCACGCATCTCCGCTCGTTCGGCGTGCACAGCAGGTTGAAGTAGATCCGCCGCTCGTCGTGCGCGTAGTAGCCGAGGTCTCCCTCGGGCATCTCGATGGCGTGTACTTCAAGCCCCGCTCTCGCCGCCATCGCCAGAAGCTCCCTCATCGTCCCCCTCGAACGCCTTTCGTACCTTCGGTGCCCCCCGCTTCGCTGCTTTGCGAGTGGGAATGACTTGATCTGCCGAAGGTTCCTGCTGGTAGTCATCTTCCGTGATGCCATCGACATTGAACGTCCGTACAGCGCTGAGCGGTCCTTTGGCGAGCCGGCGGGCTTCGTTGATCATCTCGTACGGGCTGATGCCGAGGAGTGTGGCGATGTAGTGAACATCGTTCGTTGTGAGGATGTTTTTGCCGTTGAGTATGTCTGCCCACCAGCTCTTTCCTCGCTGGCCTTCCGTGAGATCTGCGAGCTGGCGGATCGACAGCCCGGTGGCCTCGCGAACGCTGTCAACGTACGCCGTGATGTCCTTCGCGAACTGTGAGTGCTCGGCCTTGCCGCCGACTGTTGGCTTACGTCCCATGTGAGAAGCGTACTCAATTACGGACGAATCTGTAGTCCCTACTTGCGCTGTCCGTAACTACGGACAATGATGGAGTCATGCCAACCAACACCGACACCTACTCCTCCTCGATCGTTGACGCGGTCAGAGCGGAGATGGGGAGCCAGAAGAGAAAGCTCAACGAGCTTGTCGCCCCGCTGGGCCTAAGCTGGCCCACAGTCTCCGGCAGACTCAACGGACACAAGCCCTTCACGCTCGACGAGATCGCCAAGATCGCCGACTTCCTCGGCGTCTCAGTCGAGTATCTCCACGAATCGGCGCGACTGCGAGACAGGGCAGTTAGCCAGCCGCAGACTTTCGAGGCGTCGAGAATCTCTCCGCCTCAGCAGGACGCATGGGCTCAGCCTTCCCGCGCTCGGGCAAGGAGAGTGTCATGAGCGCCCTTGCGAAGCTGGACATTCAGCAACCGCCCACTTCCATGGATACGATGCGGGCGAACATCCGCCTCATCGAGACGCCCGAGCAGGGCGCGAACGTTCTTACGCAGATTGAAGCACTGCGGGAAGCGTTCAAGAAGCTCAAGGATGCCGAAGACCAGCGAATCGCAGCCGTTCGGCTCGAACTAGCGCTGATCCGTCGCATCGGGCAGCTCGGCGGCGGGCACCTCTTCGCCACCCAGAAGCGCGCCATGTGCCGCGATCTCGTCTCTATGTCGGACGAAGAATTCGAGCGCGTCACCGACTTCGTAGACGGCCGCACTTCGCCCATCGTGGCTTTCCGCGCCTACCGCGCGCAGACGCCAGAAGCGCTCGCTCGAGAGGCCGAGGCGCAGGAGCGCGCGGCTCAGTACCGACGCGACTTCTGGAAGAAGATGACCGACGACCAGGAGTTCCACGAGGCCTACAACGCCAAACGTCAGGCAGATGAACGCGAGGTGGAGGAGTCCAGGACTCGTCAACGCGTTTCAGAACTCACGTCGTCGCTCCTCGTGGAGCTGGACATGTCTGACCGGCCCTTCACTACTCGCGAACTCGCCAATGAGGTTGCATCGAAGGTGCAGCACTGGGGCCTCGAAGAGGAATGCGAGTTCTCGAGCGACCCGGCCTTCAGCCAGATGATCTCTGAAGTTGCGCGCGGGGCAATGCGTAAGACCACACTCGGCGAGGACTATCCCTACACCAGGGTGACCTTCATGGCGGACGGGGAGTTCCTTCACATCCCGTGGCAGATCGCGACCGTAGATCACGTCGCTGCCTACGCCGACTATGCGCAGTCGCAGGCTGACGAGATGCAGCGCAAGGCAGACAAGGCGGCCGCGGTAGCCGTTCACTACAGAGAGCAGATTGCTAGACGCAAGCTGCCTGGGAGTACACGGGTTGTCACACTCAAGGGTGTGCAGGAGGTGTCGTCATGACCGCCCTCGACATCATCCAGCACGACGGCGAGTTCGTAGTCACGTCTGAGACGATCGCGAACGGCGCCGGCGTCGAGCGCCGCGCGGTGCTGCAGCTCATCGGCAACAACATCGCCGACTTCGAGGAGTTCGGGCAGGTCGCATTTGAAATGCGGGCTGGCTACAACAACTCCCAGGTGCGCGTTGCTCTCCTGAATGAGCAGCAGGCAACCCTGCTGATGACGTTCCAGCGGAACACGGATCAGGTGCGGGCGTTCAAGAAGGCGCTCGTGAAGGCGTTCTTCGAGATCGGGAAGCAGGTTGCGCCCACGGGCGCGAACCTTCTCGCTCTCGCGGTGATCGAGGCGCAGCAGATGCTGGAAGCGTCTGCACGTCAGGTCGCCGAGCTCACGCCCCGCGCTGAGGCATGGGATGAGCTCGCATCCGCCACTGGTGACTACGAAGTCGCGGACGCGGCGAAGATGCTCGCCCGCGCCGGCGTCGAGACCGGGCGTCAGCGACTGTTCGGGCAGCTGAGCGGTTTGGGCTGGATCTATCGTGCCCCGTCTGGGAAGTGGAAGGCTCGCCAGTCTGCGGTGGATGCCGGGTATCTGGCGGAGAAGCCACAGTCCCACCACCACCCGCGCACCGGGGAACTCGTGTTGGACCCGCCCCAGGTTCGTGTGACCGTTCGTGGTCTCGAGCGGCTCCGAGGGCGTCTCGGCCGCATCGTCGCGCTGGAGGTGGCGTCGTGAACGACACCCTGCCTCTCTGGTTCGCCGCCGGTGGTGCGATCGCCGCCGTGTACGGGTGGCTCGTCCTGGAGTTCCGCGCGTCGGCCCGGTATTGGGCTGAGCGTGACGCGGCCGATCCGGTCGTGGTTACTGGGTCTGGTGTCCGTCGCGATAGTCGTCCGTACGCATGTAAGAGCGTCGGAGGTGTGCGATGAGCGAGACTTGCCGGCTGTGTGAGGTCGCCGAGAGTGGCGATCGCAAGGTCAAACGATCCGAGAACATCCCGCTGTGCAATCGCCACTGGTCGCAGTGGGTAGCGCGCTATGCATGGCCTTCCGAGCTTGAAGCTCCCTGCTCTGCGCATGTTATCGAGGAGGCGCCATGATCTACCTCTCGCTCGTCCGCTGTTCATTGTGCGGGACTCGTTGGTGGCGTCGCTCGAACAACGAGCACTGCCCGAAGTGCTTCCCGGGCGCTGAGGAGCGTGTGTGATGACTGAGTTCGCTTCCACCCTGTACCCGCAGACCAACCCCACCAACCCGATCCTGCTCGACTTCCGAGACATGGGCGGAACTCCAATCGACGCAGACCTGTATCTCTCTGAGATCTTCGGCCGCGACGGTGACCTGTTCTTGAGCGGGGTACCTCGGAAGTACGGGCGTATCGCACAAGAGCAGATCGTCCATGCGATCCGTGTTCTGACTCGTCTGGCGGCTTTCTCCGGCTGATCCCCGTCATCTGATCCGGCTCTACTCCCGTCGCTGGGGGTAGCGCTACTCGGCGTGCGCTCGCGCAGGTCTCTGACAACTCAACAAACACAACCGGTGAAGATATGCCGGCACCACGCCAATGGTGTCGGACACCCCCAGATGGGGGCTACGGGATCAGGGAGAACCCACGACAAGACGTGTGGGGGACCGGTGAACCTGTGGTGCACGAGGACGAATGGACCGTAGGGCAGGCAGCCCAGGCCCCTCAGGAACGCAACCGGGTGGAGTCGAAGGAATATCGACAGTTCGCCGCCACAGCTGTACGGGCGGAACCAAGACGCAGGGTGATGCGTCGACTTGGCCGGGGTTTGGTCGCCCGGAACCAGAGCCACAGGGTTAGTGGCCGTCGCCGAGCCTGAGATCGGTGGACTCGGAGTATGACCGAGCGGCGACACGTGGGGGATCGGTTCTGAGTGGTCACGCGGGCTGGAATCCGCGTGCGACTCCCGAGAGACCCCCAGGGGCTGGTGCATCACACACCAGCCCCTTTCTCTTCCCACCACATGGAAGGAGTGGTTGTCATGGAATGGAGACCGGTTCTCGATGCAGAGTCCGTCTACGAGGTATCTGAGTACGGACAGGTGCGCAGGGTGAACGGAGCCCTGCTGCCTTTCTCTGTCAACAGAGGCGGCTACATCCTCTACAGCATCAAGCGACGGGGAACTCAACGGAAGGTTTTCTCCCATCGCCTAGTCCTTGAGGCCTTCGTGGGGCCGCCGTTCGAGGGCGCGCTGGGGTTGCACTACGACGACGTGCCGACCAACAACCACATCAGCAACTTGCGGTGGGGGACGGCTGCGGACAACGCGGCCGACTACGTCCGGAATACGGGCATTCCATGGAGCCTCCAGCGCCCCGTGGAGAGGAAGGGTACGCGCACGCTCAAGACGCACTGCAAGAACGGCCATGAGTTCACGGAACTCAACACCCTCAACACCATCAGCGGGGGCAGCTTTAAGCGCGTATGCAGAGCCTGCAAGGCCGATCTCAAGCGGGCTTACCGAGCTCGCAAGAGGCGACGCGCTTCCTAGGCGGCGGACTGGGGAATTCCGCTACCGGCGCTCTGGGGGTGCCGGACCAGTGCAGGGCCGGGCGATCTGGGGATCAGCCCGGCCCTCACCCATACGACGACGAATCGAAGGAGCAGCAGCACATGAGCGGGACACAGATCGCCGACGTTTTCTACGGCAACCGCGACTGGCTTGACGGACTCGATTGGGTTCCTGTCACATCCGTCTATCTCGGCGGGGGCTACGACTGGGACGAGTTTCATGCGTGGTACTCGCCGTCGGTGCGCCGCTATTTCTGGGGCTCTGGGTCCGGTTGCTCGTGCAACTCGTTCGCGGATGACTTCTACAACCTCAGTGACTTCGAGGATGGCGACCGGCCCGCACTCATGGCCGCTCTTGGCCGCTACTTCGACGGTCAATACCTCAACCGCCCACAGGAACGAGTGCAGGCGCTCAGCGAGGCGAACGGATTCAACCCACGGGATCTGAAGTGAACCGAAGACCGAACGCGGCCATCCCGGCCGACACCCGTTGTTCGGACTGTTCCGGTTGGGGCGGTCACATCATCCATCCCGGCGCCGATGACCGGGAAGACACGCACGAATGCCTGAGTTGCCACGGCAGCGGGCGAAAGACCACCAAACACGAGATTCGGAGACAGTCATGAGCATGGCCTACGTCCGCCGCTATTACGGCGTCCCGGCGATTCGAGGGCGACGGGTATCGTACCTCGGCCGCGAGGGGCGCATCACGAGCGCTGACCACAGGTTGCGCGTTCGCTTCGACGGGGACAACTTCACGTCGATCATTCACCCGACCGAGGAAGGTCTCGTGTATCTCGACGGATACGTGAGCGACCGCCCGGCAGATGTCGAGATTCGGAGCCAGAGCAATGACTGAGACACAGGCTGACGGCGCGGTGTCACGCACCGCTGTGTGTGCGAAATGCGGACGAGATGTTATCGACTGGTGCGGCGAGTGGTGCGACTACCGTGATCATCGCCTCACTCACTGGGTGAACGTGTGCGCTGCGGATGAAAACGGCCACGTCGTCACTGAAGTCGAGATTGAGAGGCAGAGCGATGTCTGAGTACGTCTGCCCGGGGTGCCGGGATAGCAACATGGCCGACGAGTGCTGGCACGATGAGAAGACCTGGACGCTGGCCGAGGCGCTGTCCATTGGCCTTCCCGGTGGGCCTGCGACGTGGGGCGATCCGGTGAAGCGGGCGTGGGCGTTCATCGACGACGCCGAAGCGCTCATGGGCGACGTGGGCGAGCCGCCTTACGCGGTTTCGATGTTCCATCCCGGAGGGCACGCACCGTACACGATCGTCGGCCTCGTCAACGGCCGCTACCTGTTTGCCGTCGACGAGGAAGCCACGTTCATCGGGGATGTGTGGGACGACCATGGGCGCGCCCGCCTCGTACCCCTCCGCGACACCCGGGCGTGGGCAACGTTCACCGCCGTGTCCTCCGGGGTCGCGGGTGCCCTCGCTGGTGGGTGGTTCGTCTACGGGCTCGTGATTCTCAATGGGTGACCCCGACTGCCCGAAGTGCGCTCACCCGACACCAGGGCAGCCACCACACACCCCCACGCCGGCGTGCACACGTCGGCCCATCATCGTCCCCCATTGCGCCTGCACGGCCTGCTTTGGGTGAAAGGAACCAGACATGACATCGATCGCTGAGCTCGAACACAGACTGCAGCTCGCACAGGAAGCCAGAGCCGACGCGGAACGATCTGTGAAGCTCCACGAGTTCCGGGAACGCTGCGCACAGGAAGCGCTCACCCTCGAGCGGCTGCGGCAGGGCGAGCTGTGAACGACCGAATCCGTGTGGAGCACACCGAGTCTGGGTGCTGGAAGGTCATGCGGGGTACGTACGTCGTCGATATCTACCCGGCACATATGTGGCGGTTCGCGTACGCAGAAGCGCTCAGGGAAGCGATCTACCAGAACCTCTCGATCGTCAGTCTCGAGATCTGCTCATGACGTGCCCCCTCTGCCTTGACCACGGAGAAGTGGTCATCACCCATAACCCGACCGTGTGGATGGACTGCCCCCACACGTACTGGAAGGACCAGACATGACCGACACATTCACCGCGAGCAACGGGATCGAGGTCACGATGGATCCTGACCGCGAAGGCAAGGTCTATCTCGTCGGCCGACGAGCACGCGGAGACGAGGGACAGTATCTCGACACTCACGCCACAGGCGGACCGGAAGGCATCGTCGCTCTTCGTGAGTTCTTCCAGCATGAGCGTGACGAAACCCGCGGACTGTGGCGTTCGGCGGCTGACCCGACGTGGACAGCTGTGCGCCGCAACACCTGCATCTACTTCCAGAACGAGGATCACGAACGGTCATTCCACTTCGTGCCCAAGCTTGAAGCCTCGATCAAATCGTGGTCCTCGGATCTGCAGGCACTGGCCTACGAGTACATCGAGGCTCACCCCGAGCGGAAGCCCTGGGAAGACGCAACCTACAAGGACGTCTGGGTCTGGACTACCACCGACGACACGGAAGAGGCACTCGGATGGGTCGCAGGAGACGGAACCTGGGACATCATCACCCCCAAGGGAGACGGCATCAAGGCCGCCGAGAACCCGATGGCGGCACTCGTCGACGCCGGGTTCGAGAAGTTCTCCGGCACTGTCACAGGCGTCCGACGCACCCCGGAGGACGCATCGTGACGGACTACAACGGCTTGGTCTACGGACTCGACGAGCAGATTTACCACCGGCAGCCGGGCTTGAGTTCGACCGGGGCGAAGAAGATCCTCCAGTCGCCGGCTCACCTGAAGCACTACCTCGAGAAGCCGCAGGAATCGAAGGCCGAGTTTGACCTTGGTTCAGCGGTCCACTCGAAGGTGCTCGGTGTGGGGGCACAGATCGCGGTCTACCCGGACGGGAACGGCCCGGAACGGTTCGAGTACGACGGGACCGAACTGGATAACGTGCTCGCGTCCAACGGGGCTATCTCCACCAAGGCTGCGAAGGCGTTCGAAGCGGACGCCCGCGACCGTGGGCTGATCCCCGTGAAGCGGGTCACGGCCCGGGTGGTGGACATCATGGCCGAATCGGTGCTGTCGAATCCGACCGTGAAGGCGTTGCTCTCATCGGGTGACCCGGAGGTGTCGATGTTCGCCACCGACCCCGACACAGGGGTGGCGCTGCGGGGGCGGCTGGACTGGCTGGGACCGCGGATCGTGGACATGAAGACCACCGCCGGGGATGCGTCTGAGTCGGAGTTCGCGATCCACGCGTTCCGGTTCGGGTACGACATCCAACAGGCCCACTACGAGCACGCCTACAACCTGATCACGGGTGAGACGAGACCGTACCTGTTCGCCGTGGTCGAGGCGCACGCGCCCTACCTCACAGCGGTGCACATCCTCGGAGCCGACGAACTCCTCATGGCCCGCAGACGCGCCCGTGAGGCCCGGGAACGGTATGCCCGTGCCCTCGAGACGGGGGAGTGGCCCGGGTACAAGACCCGCTCCGGTGGGCCGATCGGCATCCTCCAGGCACCCGTCTGGAACATCAACGCCTATCTGGATGAGTTCGAGGGGAGTTCCGCATGAAGTACCCGCAGCTTGAGAGGCTCGGAGACAGAGTTCCCGATCTCCCCGACGACGAGTGTTGGCCGTGGCGAGGGAACGCCGGCCCTGCAGGGTACGGCCAGGCCTACGACCCGACCCGCATGAGGACCGCGGGAGCCCACCGCGTCGTCTGGAAGCTCATTCACGGGCAGATCCCGGACGGGCATCACGTCGATCACACGTGCCATGACCCATCAACTTGCCAGGGGGGGATCGAGTGCCCGCATCGCCTGTGCGTGAACCCCGCCCATCTCGCCTGCATTCCAGGCAAGAGCAACATCCTCAGGAGTTCGGGTCCATCAGCGCTCAACGCGGGCAAGACGCACTGCAAGAGGGGGCACGAGTTCACGCCTGAGAACACTCAGATGATCAGGATCCAGTACGGGATGGCGCGGCGCTGTCGCATCTGCTCAGCACTCCGGCAGCGTCAGCAGGTCATCGATCGAGGGGGCAAAGCCCGTCCGCGTAGGCAGAGAGTCGAAGTAGGAGAGAGCCGACATGACTGACGACATCGACATCCCCGAAGACACAAGGAGATCCCGTCTCCCGAAACCTCACGCACAGGTCATGGATGAAGAGTTCGTGACCGCAGCGGAACGGTTCGCCGCATTCCGCGAGGCACACCCGAACGGGTACGTGGAGGCGACGATCGACCGGGTCATTGAGCACCCAGATGGTCACGTCACCTACGTGATGAACGCCGCCGCCTACCTCCAACGCCCCGGATTCGGGATGGTGTCACGGCCGGATGCGACCGCGTGGGCGCAAGGGTCCACGAAGGACGACAACGCGATCATCGCTGGGTCGCCCCTCGAATCAGCCGACACCATCGCAAGGTCGCGGGCGCTCCGCAACCTCGGCATCCTCGACGGCGCCAAGCCGGCCAAGATCCGCACTCCTCAGACCGAGGAACAGATCGGGGCCGACGTCGCCACCGCACGCGAACGTGCAGGGCTGTCGCAGAAGGAGCTCGCAGCTGCGGTGACGGATCGCGGGTTCAAATGGGCTCAGGCCACCGTCTCCCAGATCGAGAAGGGCGAACGCCCGTTGCGGCTCAGTGAAGCCGACCACCTGGCCGAGCTCATCAGGTTCCGGACGTGAGTGCGATCCCCGCGAAGATCCGTGCAGCAGTGCACGAGCGGGCGCAGGGCAGATGCGAGGGGTGCGGCAAGATCGCACCCCTCGAACTGCATCACCGGAAGTACCGGTCCCGTGGAGGGAAGCACACAGCCTCGAACCTCGTCGCGCTGTGCGGGTGGGGGAACCACACCGGCTGTCACGGCCTCGCACACGGACCCAACCCACCTCAAGGGTGGTCGCTCCCATCTGGGCGTTGCGACCCCGCCGAAGAACTGTTCCTGCACCACTGGGGACTCATCTACCTGAAGGACTGACCATGCCTGAACGAATCCAGCTGTCCCGGAAGAAGGGGTGGCGCAAGCCGGAGAACACGGTCGTCGTTGCACGCCCGTCCAGGTGGGGGAACCCATTCGCGGTCGGGGGTCTCGCATGGTTCGAAACACTCAACGGCCGGTTCGGGGGAATCGTCCAAGATCGCGAGACCGCAGTGCGCTTCTTCCGAGAGTGGTTCACCTATGGCGACAGTGAGAACGCCCGCGCCTCCAGAGACATGGCACTCGCCCAGTTGGCCGGGAAGAACCTCGCGTGCTGGTGTCCGCTCGATCAGCCATGCCACGCCGACGTGCTGCTCGAGATCGCGAACCGGGATCAGTCATGACTCCCGGTCATGTGTTCCCGGCCCGCTACGACGGCACCTGTGCCGCGGAATGCGGTCACCGCATCCATCCCGGAGACCCGGTGAGGTACGACGATGACGACGAACTCAGGCACGACCAGTGCACCCCGAAGCGGTCCAAGTTCGATATCGGACCCCGTGAGGTCGTCTGCCCCGACTGCTTCTGCATCAGGCCATGCCGATGCCTCGACTGAAAGGAAAGCGCGATGACTCTCTTGGTCTCGGCTGAATTCAGACCCTCATGGGAGGGCGATCCGGACAGCTATCGTCCTGGGCGGGCGTTCGAAACGGCATGGCTAATCGGTGATGTTAGCGACACGGAGTGTTTCGTGTACGAGATCTTCGAGAAGGACAAGCGGAGTCACTACGCCGCATCTCAACCCGTCTATGTCGGCATCTCTCGGAGCTTCCCAGCGAGGTGGGGAGAGCACCGTGCCCGCTCATGGTGGTTCGAACGAATGGAGCCATTCTGTGTGATCGTCAGCGGATACCCGACGCGCATGGATGCATTGAAGGTGGAGGCGATGCTCATCAGTGAGCATCGCCCCATCTTCAACCGCAAACCTGAGCGCGCTCACTTGGCGATGGCGCGGGACGCTCCACCATCCGAACCCTTGTTCAGCGCGGAGCTCATCACTAGGAGGGGTAATGGCACGGGATAGAGCGAACATCAGCATCGACATTTGGTCGGATGCTGACTTCCGCGACCTGACACCCCAGGCACAGGCGCTGTACTTCAAGCTCGTGTCTCACCCGAAGCTCGACTACTGCGGGTGCGTCGAGTTCCACCCTGGCCGCCTCGCCGCGATGTCCCGAGAGATGACATCGGGTGACGTTATGGTCGCTGCTCAGGAGCTCGCCGACAAGTGGTTCTGCGTCTTCGATCAGACCACCGACGAAGTGTTGGTCCGATCATGGGTGAGGCACGACGGGCTGATGAGACAACCCCGCCTCGCTGTGTCCATGGCGAAGGCGTACGGGGCGATTGCGTCGAACAAAATCCGGGCCGTCGTCGTCCACGAGCTGCAGCGCTACAAGAAGGCGAACAAGGATCTCCCGGCGTGGGAGAAGCCGCAGGTGATGACGGTCCTCAAGCAACCGGCTGTGGCCGTGCGTGAGACGAAGACGGAACTCACGTGGGACTTCCCAGGGTTCCTGCCATTCGCCGACATGTCTACGACCAACGCTACGAGCAACGTTTGACCCAAAGCTCGGTCGAGCCTTAGACCGGCGCTACTACATCTACATCTACATCTACACCTACAGCTACATCTTCTATCGAAGATGCGCTCTGCGGAGCGAACAGTTATCCACAGGCCACTACCTCCCAGCAACACGGGTAGTGGCCCCTTTCCCATTGACGGAGCAAGCATGACCCCCACACCAGGGCGACCAACCGACTGGGGACTCTCAGACGAATGGTTCACCGACTTCATCAACGACCTGCAGAACTCACCCACGCGGCGGCGACGACTCCGCCGGGAGAGCATCATCGCTCTTCCGGTGAAGGAATCACTCGCTGTCGCCTTCCAGGAGAAGACCGAACAGCTACGGCGGTACCTCGCCGGCGAACGAGAGAAGGACATCGCATGACGATCATGTACGAGGACGAGTGGGTGACACTCCATCATGGCGACTGGCGAGACGCCGACTTCGGTGAGCACGTCGATGCCATCGTGACCGATCCGCCGTACGGGGAAACGTCGCTCGAGTGGGACCGCTGGCCGAAAGGCTGGCCCGAGCAGGCCGCACAGATCACGGATGCACTCTGGTGCTTCGGGTCGTTTCGAATGTTCCACGACAACGCCGCTGAATTCGCGACCTGGAATCTCTCGCAGGAGATCATCTGGGAGAAGCACAACGGCTCCGGGTTCCACGCCGACAGGTTCAAACGCGTCCACGAACTCGCCGTCCTCTGGTATCGCGGGGACTGGGCCGACCTCAGGCACGAGACGCCCACGACGGCCGATGCGACACCGCGAACCGTTCGCCGCAAGACACGACCAACGCACACCGGCAACATCGAGGAATCCGCCTACCGGTCTGAGGATGGTGGGCCGCGTCTCATGCGATCCGTGCAGTACGTCCGATCAGAGCACGGTCGCGCGATCCATCCCACGCAGAAGCCTGAAGGAATCGTCGCTCCGCTGATCGAGTACAGCGTTCCGCCTGGCGGGCTTGTCGTGGATCTCTTCGCGGGGTCAGCTACCACAGCGATCGTCGCCCGCCAGATGGGCAGACGATGTGTCGCGTTCGAGATCCGTGAGGACTACGCCCGCAAGGCCGCTGAACGTCTCGCACAACAGACCTTCGTTTTCGAGGAGACAGCATGAACGCCGACATCATCACCGACACCACCTACCCGCACGGCACGATCGAGGGCTTCCAGGACGGTTGCAATACCGCCCACTGCCCTGCCGATGTCTCATGCAAAACGGTCTTCACCCGTTTCAACGGTGACTGGGCATTCAACCGGCAAATGAAAGCCGGCATGACACCGACCGAGATCGTCGCCGCCGAACAGAAGCAGGCACAGGAAGCCGCACAAGCCGATCTGAGAGCCAAACGAGCCCGCACGGGGGTACGCGCCGGGGCATCCCAAGGAGACCGCCGTGCAGCCGCAAACAAGGCACGCGGCGACGGGCTCGCACTCATCCCACGCCACACACTCCGCGAACTGCTCAACCAGGGACTCACCGACCGGGAAATCGCGACCAAGCTCGGCCTCAACCGCCGCCAAGTCACCGGCTCCAGAAACAACGCCGGGTATGAACGCAACCCCGACCGGAACCGGCGCCCCACGCCCACCCCAGCCCCCGCAACCACGGGGGCTGCTTCATGAAAGGGGAGACTACGCAGACCGGCATTCCGGTCATCGACTGCGACCAGTGCGGATACCGCCACCCAGCGACGCGGAAGCACTGCGAGGCCTGTGGTCTGGCCACTCTGTTCGGGCACGAAGCGCATGTAGGGGCCGCGAAGACCATCGCTGTCGATCATTTCGCTGGCGTCGGGTGGGGTATCGCTGCGCATCGTCTCGACATCCGGGAGTACGGGGTCGACAACGCGTCAAGCCTGATCCGTATCCGGTCGGCAAACGGCATGCGCACCATCTACCGGGACGTCTGGTCAGGACTGTTTCACCCGTCGCTTGTGCCCGCCCACCGGCTCTACATTGCCTCCCCGCCGTGCCAGACGTTCAGCATGGCCGGGAACGGTGAGGGGCGGGCAGCCCTGGATGACGTGCTGACCGCGATCGACGAAGAGCGGTGGAAGGACGCAGCCAGCCTCCACGGACTCACGGAACACATGGACCCACGCACCGCGCTAGTGCTGACGCCGCTCGCGCACATCTGGGGACACCGCCCCGAACTCGTCGCGTTGGAGCAGGTGCCCGAGGTGCTGCCGGTATGGCATGCCATAGCCCGAGTCCTCCGAAGGTTCGGCTACTCGGTGTGGGCAGGCATCCTCCGCGCCGAACAGTACGGCGTGCCGCAGACCCGCAAGCGGGCCATCCTCATGGCTCGACTCGATGGGAAGGTTTCACCGCCGACCCCTACCCATTCCCGGTACTACTCCATCGACCCGACACTTCTCGACCCTGGCGTCAAGAAGTGGGTGTCAATGGCGGAAGCGCTCGGGTTCGAGGGCGAGGGGCGCGTGCTGCGTTCGAACTACTCGGATGGATCGACAGGCGAGCTGGGCGAGCGTGACGGAGTTGAACCTGCGCCGACTCTGACGAGCAAGGCCGACCGGATGAAGTGGGTTGCGCGCAAGGCAATGGGCGCCGGGAGAGTAGAACGCCACGGCGAGCAGTCGGGAACGTCACTCCGACTGACATACCTCGAGGCTGCCGCCCTGCAGTCGTTCCCGACTGACATGGCGTGGCCTGGCAACCAAGGGGAGAGATTCCTCGCCATCGGCAACGCGGTCCCGCCACTGCTCGCCCAAGCTGTGCTGTCTGCCCTCCTCGCGCCCGCGGGAGAACGAGACGCATGGGATCAAGTATTCGCGGAGGTATCCGGATGACCTGGATTCTTGAGCTCCCCTACCCCCGCCCACCCAAGGGGCTGTCAGCCAACTATCGAGGCCACTGGGCACCGAAAGCGAAGTCCACCGCAGAGGTACGCGCGCTCGTCGTCACCCTTGCCCGCAACGCCCGCATCCCGACCATGGGGCGCATGCAGGTGGAACTGGTGTGGGCCGTCACAGATAGCCGGAAACGGGACGCCGACAACGTGTTCCCGCTCCTAAAAGCCGCCGCTGATGGTCTCGCATCCGACAGGGGAGTGTCTGCACACCTGGTCCCGGATGACAGCCCCGAATGGTGCGTGAAGATCGCACCCCGCATCGAGAAACGCGACACCGACACAGCCCACTTCGAGCTGATCGTCACTGATATCACCCACCGGCCCGAAAGGGTCGACGAACTCACGAAGGAAAGACTCACATGAGCACACCCACCACTGACCTCACCCCGTCTGAACTGGCTGAGGTTACCCGGTTCGGCATCCACGAAGAAGACCAGGAGGACGAACAGTGACCGACAACAAGAAGCTGATCGATGACGCCGAGCAGGGGAACCGGGCCATCGAGGAGCGGGAGGCACTGCGTCGAGCTGTCCAGTCTGTGACATGGAATGCATCGAACTATCCGCGAAAGGCCCAGCCGCACATCCTCGGAGCCGACATCTCCCCCATAACCGACTCGATTACCGATGCCGTTCTCGCTGCGGGGTTCGGCTTCCGTCGTTCCGCGCAGGTTCGAGCGATTCTGACCGAGGCCCACAGGGTCTGGTTCGGTATCGAGCGGGGCACCCACACCCTTTCGGACCTTGACCAGGTGCTTGACCCGAGCCGCTGGTCTGTCAAAGACCGCGAAGGAGAGACCCATGATTGATCGAGACACACTCATCGAGGGAGCCGCGAAGGCGATCTGCAAGGCGCATGTGGAGGAGTCTACGTATGGAGACTTCGCCGCCGCTGCTCTGGCCGTGTTCGAGAAGGCGCACACCCCTACCGACGACGAGCGGCGAGATCTGATCGCGTTCCTGCTTCGAGATCACAACTTCGAGGAGTCTCCGTGGGGGCGCACGTACACCGATGCTGAGATCGCGAACGCTCTCCGTCATTCCGTGGTTCCGGAGCCGCAGTCCGAACCGTCCAATCGGGTCATCGTCATGTGCGCGCGGTGCGGACTATTCCCGGTCGTCGGCGGCGACGAGATCAACAGCGACATCGTGGTTTGCGACCGGTGCGCGTTCGCTGAGGGGCGGGAATCGGCGCAGGGTGAACCGTCCGACGCGCGGTCGCGCACGGTGGCACACACCGGGCCGGGGCATGCGAGTGGTGATGCGGGTTACTGCGAGGGATGCCTGACCGACCGTGAGCAACGAGACAGCAACCGCATCCCGGGCGAACCCTTCACGCTTGAAGACCTCGCTCGCGAACACGAACGTCTCGTAGAACACCCGAACCAGATGAGTCAGACGGTCCCGGCGTTTCACGCGCTGACCGCGAAGGCTCTGCGCTGGGCCGCTCTGCGTGCTGCTGGGGGTGTGCGATGACATCGGAACGGCTGTACAAGGTAGGCGTAACACAGGACTTCGAGATGATCCACGTCGTGAAGGCTCCGAGCAAGCGGGAGGCGCGGCGCATCATCCAGGAACTCACGCGGGGCCGCATCGAGCAAGAAGACCCGCGCCTGGTCGAGAGCTACCCGAGCGGAGCGGTCGGCGCTGAGAAGGTCTCCTCGCTCATCACCCGGATCGATCCTGCTGGGGGTGTGTGATGAGGCGATCACCGAGCACACCGACTCCCTGCGGTTCATGCAGTCCCGTTTTGGCGAGACAGGCGCAGACCCTCAAGGAACCGGAAGCCGTGCCCCTCGTCGACGAGCGTGACCCGGAGTGCGTGAAGGCGTGGCCGGGCTGCGCGTCAATGGAGTTCGACCCGCGGTGCTGCCGGTTCCCAAAGTCGTGCAGCGCCGGCATCGTCCGGATGGTGCCCGTTCAGCAGGAAGGGGCCGACGATGCCTGACATCCTCAGCCCCGACTGCAGGGACGGGAAGTGCGCCGCCTGTACGGGCGACGCATGGAACAACATCACCGACCAACCATGCGCCTGTGAATGCGCATGCCACGACACGAAGGAGGACACGTGAGCGATCACGCGAATGTCGGCTACCTCACATGGGAAGAGTTCGACCGGTTCCAGAAAGCCGTGCACAACTCACAGAAGGTCGTCCCGTGGTTCCGCGTCGCCGGGTACATCAAGGGCGGAGTCGAGGAAGTGCGCGCCCCGTCGTCGAACCACCCGGTCGGCATTCCGCCGACGTGGCTCGCGGCCGAAGAAATCACCAGGCTCTCCCGCGAGCTCCGATACTGGGCCAACCTCGAAGACATCGCCAACGACGACATCGGCGCCATGACCGCACGAGACTTCACCCGCGAGGTCGAAACCGCGATGGCACGCTGGCCGATCGAGGACAAGCCCCGCAAGGTCCGCCACGTTCGCTGCCAAGGCTGCGCCGGCGAGACCATCCGCTACACACCACCCGTAGGCATCTGGCAGCCCGTCAAGATCGCGTGCACCGAATGCTCACGCGCCTACACCGAGGACGAGTTCAAGACCCTCGTCGAACTCGTCAACGCCGAGATCAAGCGAACGGAGGAAGCCATTGGGCGCACTAGACGACTGGGTGCAGCTTGACGAAGCCACCACAATCACTGGCAGATCCACCCACACCATCTACCGGTGGGCCAGAGAAGGAACCGTCCGCACCGTGAGGCCCGGTGACGTGATCTGGTACAACATCCGAGACCTCCGGAACGCATCCAAGAAAACACCGGGACGCCCACGGAAGTAATCTGCAAAACCTGCTACAGTAGCCGCGAGGCTCAAGAACTATGTTCCCAGCCCCCCAAGCCGCCACTCACCACGAGGGCGGCTTTCTTCATTCCTCCCGGCAGATCGTTGACCCAGCGTCGCGGTTAGCTCGGTCGCAGGACGCCGCAATGACACGCGGCACATAGAGCACCCCACGACGGGAGCTCACCAACTGAATCAGTGCTCGTTCTCCCGGAGCCGCATACGGGACATTGGCGTGTAGCTCAGCAGGCAGAGCCCTCGACTGTTAATCGAGAATGCGCTGGTTCGATCCCAGCCACGCCAGCCACAGCTCAACCTCACAGCCCGCATCGACGCGTACGGGGACGAACCATGACCGGGTATGTGTGCGAGCTCTGCGGAACCGACCGGGGTAGCTACACCGCCATGATGGCGTGTGAGCAGGAATGCCATGCCGAGAACATCGCGGCCCGTAAGAACCACGTCACGCCCCGAGTCATGCGCCCTGTCGCACAGTGGGACGACGACTAAGGGGGAGCGATGGCCTGGGAGAACAACCGCCCCACCCACGTACCCACCGCCGTACGGGAAGCATGCCTCACCCGCGACGGCAACCAATGCACACAGACCCAGCGCAACGGGCAACGATGCCCCGAAACCACACGCCTCGAAGCCGCACACATCGGCCAATGGCACGAGGGCGAGCAGACCACAGTGCACATGGTCCGCACACTCTGCCACTGGCACCACAACAGAGAGACCCAAGCCCAGGCCGCAGCGGCACGAGCCAACACACCAAAACCCAACCTCGAACACCCACGCGAACAACACCCAGCACTCCGATAG